AGAAGAAAAGGACCCTTTCTTTAAAGCGGCCTCTCTGAGTCTTGCAAGTTCTGCGATGTGTCCCTCGTAGGTGACTTCATGTTTTTTAAGTCTTTCTTCTCTTAGTTCTCCCATGTACTTAACTACAAGCGGAGATAGTTTTGGGTTTGTAAGTTCTGATCCTTCTTGCCTTGCACGGTTTGGGCTGTAGCCTGCTTTGATAGCCGCCTCTGTTTTAGTAACAGGTCCGTTCTCATCACCGTATACGTAGTATTCAGCGAATCTCATCTGCATTTCTGTAAGTCTTTTTGGTAAACCCATGGTTGACAATTTAAGGTAACTATCCTATATTGTCAATAATGAAAGACGACCGAGGAAAGTTAGATTTAACTAAAAAAATAGAGCAGCTAGAGTTGCAGAATAGGTTTTTAAGTGAGCAATTAAAGTTTGCTGCTGATAAAATTAAAACTTTAAATGAAAGCAATGCACGCCTAGTTGAGGAAAACTCTAACTTTTTAAAAGTAAATGAAAGCCATAAAAAATTAAATGGTGAGTTAAGAGAGGAGTTAGCGAATGTTCGTAAAGCACTTACAAGAATACCTTGATCAGTTTACCGATGGTAAGAAAGGTAATGGAGTTTCAAACGCTCGTATCTATATGCAGGTTGGCAATCATTTAGAAGAAATAAAAAGAATTGAAGTGCAAGAGTCAAATATTATTGGACAAAGTGCTATCCGTGTAGTATTTAAACCACAGAGTCAAAAGATAATTATCGCTCCTACCAATCCGGAATAGAAAGCCCTAGTTACCTTGAAACCTGAGCGAAAATTATATGAAAAACTTAAAAAATTTGTACCTAAAATATCGTGGATTAGACTTGAAAATCTTAGCTTATCCGGTACTCCTGATCTATTGGGCTATAATGATTCTGGCACCTTTTTCACTGTCGAACTAAAAGTTACGAAGAGTAACAAAGTTCGATTCTCACCTCATCAAATTGCGTTCCACGTGAAGCATCCGAAGAACAGTTTTATCTTGGTAGAGCACCTCGGTCAAAGGTCCGTGAAACTTTTTCCAGGGTCCATGATCCATGAGCTTGACGCTTGCGGCTTGAAGCTTGAACCTCTATGCTTGGGGCTTGATGCTTGTGGCTTGTGGCTCGAGGAGCTTGGTGCTTGAAGCTTGTTGCTTGCTGCTTGAAGCTTGTTGCTTGTGGCCCGGACCAGAACGTACGTCGCTAGGCCCACGCGTTGAGTTAGCATGACTAATAGTCTGGTCCGATTTATTACGCTCGCGTAATTTTTTATAATAACTTGGATGTCTAAACATTTCAATGACTCCAGTATGATATATTTTTTATATCTTTATCCCAACACATTCTACAATCTAAGCATTGGTTGCCCTGCTTCGAGCTGGGACAGGCTTTGGACGTTGCCCCAAACCAGGGTTGGTCCTTACTGATCACAGTCGACACATGAGGCCAGGAGCCAGAGGGCTCCTGATCTATCATGGGCATGGAAAAACGAATTATTAAATTAGATGGAGCTCTCTTCACATGGTCCTTAATCCATGCTTCACGGGTTGGCATCCAGTGACGCTTGCCCGGTGTCAGTCTACATACTTCATAAATTTTGTTTAGGTGATCCAGATCCTGTACATCGCCGCTGTCGTGCCATCGGAACACATCCGGCTTTTTGCTGTTGATGATCTGGGCCATTGCTTCAACCCAGCGCGGGTCTTTGATTGCCTTCAGTCTCCTGTATTGCGCATCTTGCACAACCTTAAACACGTAGCAGCCCTTCAGGGCATAACAGTCATAACAGACTGAGTCTTTAACATCCCTGAGCTTGCTGCCTGTCTTGCATTCCTTGGCGGGTAAACCTATCGACCAGCCAGGCATTTTTGACGGCTTCGACAGGCTGCCTCCTATAATTTTAAATGCTTCACTTGTTTTCATTTCTTTCTCCTTTATATTGTAGGATATCATTGTAATGCTGTCTTGTCAAGCTTGCCGCTTGAAGCTTGCAGCTTGCGGCCTGTTGCTTGTAGCTTGGCCCCTGAGCTTCGAGCCAGCGCCAATGATTGATTAAGATAAGGGCCCTGTCGGGCCCTGGTCTTCTACTCATTTTGTACGGGCTCCGATTTGGTTTTCACCGTCTTATCCGTACCTTCACCAGGGTTGGTTATGCTGGCTTGCGAAGCGTTCTCTTCAGATAGTCTCTGAATAAAACCTGGGTATTCTTCATTCATGTCTTCACCGTAGGCAGCCTCCCAGGCTGCCAGTATTTGTGCAATTGTATACTTACTCATCCGTAAAACTTTTGTTGTTTTTTATATTGCTTCTCATCCATCCTTAAAAGCTCATGGAATACTTTTAAAACTTCGTGAGCTTTGGTCCCATCGTCTCCTGTCTCAATGTTTACAGCAGTTATTATTTTTCTATAAACATCTGTCATTATGTTTCTATACTCTTCTTTTGTAATCATAATTATTCCTTTCTAACTACATCCTACTATATCCTGGACCCGTTGTCAAGCGCTTGCTGCTTGAAGCTTGCGGCTTGAGGCTTTTTTCTTTCCGGTGCAAATTAGAATTATTCTAAAGTGCCCTGATCCCAGGTCCCTACTGGGTCGACAGTCTGTTAAATTACAAACACCTTAAGGGACCAGGGATCAGTAGCGGGGTTAAAGGTTAACCATCCAACCCGCTTTCGACTACTGATCCCAGAACCCACAACCTGTACAGGTGAAGCTTTTAACTTACATAACGCGGGTTCAGGGATCAGTTCTAGCTGTGCGTGTGTTTGGATCTCTTTCAATCTACTTTACACCACAACCAGAAGTTGTCCCGCTAGTTTGAGTTTATAACGCCGTAGACTAGCAAAAGGGCGTAGAGAGTAATTCAAGATTACTACATCCTATATACTACTTGACAATCCATAAGTCAAGTGTTAATTTAAAAAAATTAACAGAAAGGTAAAAATGGAAAAACAAAAAAAGATAACACTTAACGCAGAAAAGCGAAAAGTGATTGCCGACCAGTTTCAATCTTTTTATGAAAATAAAGTAAAGGATAAATTGGTTCAGGCAAAAGAACAGTACGACATTATTCGAGAGAAAGCAAAAGAGGTAATGAATAAAGTCGTAAGACATCATCAACCGCAAGAAGATGTTGATACAATTAGAAAGATGATTTCTAAATACAGTAGCGCAGGCGGTGAGTTGTATGAAGATAATTGTTTTTATATTCAAAACCCAATTACAAAAGTTGACGAAGATGGGAAAGAATATATTGATAATCAAGAAATCAATGTTAGATTTGACATGGGTAGAAATTTTGCAAGAGCATATTATCGAGATGAGATGAAAGCAAAAGGTCTTAACCCTGATTATAAATTATCTATTGAGGGCGACTACTCAAAAAGAAATCCAAAGTTTTATAATGACGAAAGTAATTGTCATAAATTTTTGGGTTGGAATACATCTTCTAATGACGATAAATCTATCATTACACCTAAAGCAAAATGGGAAAACGATTTCAAAATTTGGGTAGTTGGTAGTTCTTATTGTCATTCAAGAAATTTTAAAGTTGACCAAAACACTTTAGAATTTTTTAAGATGTATGTTGCTAGTGCTGAAAATGTAATTAAACAACATGAACAGATGTATAGTTATGTTGAGGGCAAAATGAAAACTTTAAGATTGGGTTTAAAATCTTACAGAACATTTGACCAAGCAAAAGCACTTGCAGATAAAATCGGAGTTGTTTTAAATGAGAGTATGTTAAATGAAAGTTCTAGTTTAGCATTATCAATCTATAGTCCTGAAAACTTGGCAAGTCTTTTAGAGGATAAGGAAGTTCTAACAAGAGAACAGAAAATTGCATTTGCAAGAAAACAAATGCAACAAAATAGTTTAAATTAACTATTGACAATGTTAGGGATATCCTATAATATCCCTAACATAACAAAGGAGAAAGACATGGAAAACAACAAAACATTTTATATAGTTTATTATTCTAATAAGGATAAGAAACATATAACAAGACGTGGCAAGCATGACGAAAAAAGCAGATACGGAACATCTAAAAAAGGCGTTCCATATTATGTTTATTATGACCTAGACGCACATGGTTATAGAACGGCAACAACAAGTTGGAAAGTGAGGACATGATGACTGATTTATTAGGAAGATTGTTAATGATAATAATTGGGTTTGCAGTATGTATTATTGCCTTTGCCATCTCGTTAAGAGGTGGCTTTGGTGTTTTACCTGTGTTAATTTTCTTTGCCGGTTTTATGGCGATTTATTTATCGGTGCCGAGTTATGACTGATTATAATTGGTGCCATGGTCCAAAGTGTCATACAAAACATACGCAGGACAGAATAAGAGGTGTTAAAGGTTCAAAGGTTTTAAGAACTAGAAAGATAAAACAAAATCATTGGAACGCAAATACTGAGTTCAGCCATTTTTGTAGCCAAGGTTGTTGGAATGATTTTGCATTTACACATTGGGAAGAATTTATCAGGCTACACCCAAGGACCGAGGCTCTCGAGACTCCAATAGATGTAGTTGTAGAAACTAGGACCGATTATCATGGGTTACCATATGCAACAAAAGTTATAAAAGAGGTTGACAATGGTGAGAGTGTAGGATAATCTAGGACTATGGAAACTAAAATAAACACAGACGCAGCGGAGTTTAAAATCATTGAGGACTCAAAAGACGAGCCAACATTAAAACAGGCTCAAGAGTTTGTAGGTGGTTACGTTGAGGGAATTACATTTCCTAACGGCGACTATCTTATCATCAATGAGGAGGGTAAGTTAAAGGGCTTACCTTTAAACCCCGAGGCTACTGCACTTTGGAAAGCAACGTTCGACAACGATAACTACATTACAGGTCGTAATGATTTTGTTGTTGGTCCTGCAATCCTAATAAAAAAGAAAGCCCAAAAAACTTGGGCTAGTTAAACACGAACCCTGGCCCATGAGGTTATATACCTAGAAGAGATTGGGCCAGGGGTCCCAACCAAATCCCAAATATCAATTATAAGTTGTACCCTACCCCCCTTTTTGTACAAAAGGGGTCCCACTACTCTAGGTTGTATTGCTTAATTTACACATTCATGTATACTGAA